CTCAACAGCGGCCTGGGCCCGACCATGGGCGACAGCAAAACGCTGTTCCACGCCGACCACGGCAACATCACGACCAGCGCGGCGCTCAGCATGGCCGCGATTGACCTGGACCGCGTGGCCATGGCCAGCCAGCTCGACGTCAGCGGCAACGACTATCTCGACCTGCGCCCCAGCGTGCTGGTGCTGCCGATCGGCCTGGGAGGCTCGGCACGCTCGATCAACGAGGCGCTGTACGACCCCGACACCGCCAACAAGCTGCAAAAGCCCAACGTGGTCAACGGCCTGTTCAGCGACATCGTGGACACGCCGCGCATCACCGGCAACCGCCGCTACCTGTTCGCCGACGCCATGGAGGCCCCGGTGCTCGAAGTCGCATTCCTCGACGGCGCGCAGACCCCGTACCTCGAAGTGCAAAACGGCTTCGACGTGGACGGCGCGCGTTACAAAGTGCGCCTGGACTACGGCGTTGCCGCCGTGGACTATCGCGGCGCCGTCACCAACGCAGGCGGCTGATAAGCCAACGCCCGGCGGCGCGTCACCACGCAGCCGGGCACCGCACCCATACCCCCTTCCAACCAGGACAACATCATGAGCACCAACTACATCCAAGACGGCGACGTCATCCAGTACACCGCCGGCGCCACGCACGCAGCGGGCGACGTCATCAAGATGGGCGGCACGCTGGGCGTGGCGCTGGTCGATCTGACCAGCGGCGTCACCGGCAGCGTCGCCATTCAGGGCGTGTTCGAACTGCCCAAGGTCACCGGCGCCGTCATCGCGCAGGGCGAATCCCTGGTGTGGGACGTGTCCGCCGGCAAGTTCGACGACAACCTGGCCACCCCCGCCAGCGGCGACGTCAGCGGCGCCTCGGCCATCGCCTGGGAGTCGGCCGGCAACGGCGTCACCACCCTGGCCGTGCGCCTGACCGGCGTGGCCGGCACCGTCACCGCCTAAGCCACCCACCAGACCGACGCCCGCCCGCCGCCATGAACTTCGCCGCCGCCCTCAGCAACGCCACCGACCGGGTCTACGCCTCGGCCGGGGTTGCCGCGCGGCATGAAGACTCGGGTAGTGTGCAGACGTCTGTAACGGTGCTGGTCGAGCGCGACCTCTCCCGCTACGGCGAGGCCGCGCAGGTCAGTGTGCGCACCGCCATGGTCGGCGTGCGCCGAAGCGAGCTGGCCGACTGTCCGCGCCGGGGCGACACCTTCACTTTGCTGAATGCTGACGGCAGCGACGGCGAAGTGCTCACGGTGGACAGCCTGCAGCGCGCCGACGAGCTGGAACATCGGGTGTACGCGGCATGATCTCGCACAACGTCACCGTTGACGAAGTTGCGGTCAAGGATGCCGCCTCGCTGTTTGAATTTGTCGGCGGCAACAGCGAAGACGCGCTTCGCATCGCCATCAACAAGACCGCGCCCAAGATCCGCACGCTGGCTAGCAAGGCGATCCGCACCCAGGTGCGCCTGCAGGCCTCCTACGTGGGCGACCGCCTGACCGTCACCAAGGCCACGCGCAAGAAGTTGAGCGGAGCCATCGCCACCCCATCGCGCGGACTGCTGCTGAGCCGCTTCAGCACAGACCCCCTGATCGCCGGTGAAAAAGTCGGCTGGATCAAGCCGCCCCTGGTGCCGCCGGGCGGCATCCGCGTCAAGATCAAGCCCAGCGGCTCGCCCAAGGGCGCGCCCGGTGAGGGCGCCAACAAGCCGTTCTACATGGTGCTCAACAAGGGCGCCAACGTCGGCATCATGGTGCGCACCGGCACCGGCCGCAAAGACATCAAGGCGCTGTACGGCCCCAGCCTCAGCCAGGTGTTCAACACCGTGCGCGGCGACGTGCTGCCCGAGGCCGGCGCAGAGCTGCAGGCGCAGCTGCTCGACGCCATGCGTTACCTGCTGGTCAAAGCCTTCCCCCCGGAGGCCGTGTTATGACCGCCTCCGTGCGCGAGCGCCTGCTGGCCGCCATCACCACCGCCACCGGCGGCGTGTACCGCGTGCCCACGCCAGATGACGAGCGCGACCTGCCGCTGACGTTTGTGCAAGACAGCACCGACGACTGCGAGACCGATTACGACTTCACCAAGCTGCTCATGCCCGTGGCCGTGGCCCGCGCAGAGCTGGCCACCAGCGGCGACCGTGCCGCGCAGCGCACCCAGGCCAACGCCGCGCTGGCCGCGTTGATCGTGGCCATGTACACCGACGAGACATTTGGCGGCCTGGCGCAGGGCATCACGCTGACCGGCCAGGGCATCCAGACCGAGCTGGGCAAATACGTGTTTGCCGAGGCTTCGTTCCAGATCCGTTACCAGCATGTGCGCGGCGATCCGGCCGCGCTTGAGTTCGTTTAACCCGCCACACCACCACCCCATCCACCCACCACCCGAGGAAGACCATCATGGGCGCACCCATCATCCGTTACGAGGCCGGCCAGACCGCCTACCCCTTCGAGGCCATGACCGACAGCGGCGACGCCACCACCTTCGGCGCATCCTTCGCCCCGCTGTCCGACGTGGCCGGCGCCGAGGCCACCATCGCCCCTTATGGCCTGCTGACCGGCGGCGCGCTCACGACGCACGCCACCAACAACACCATCAACGTCGCCGCGCTCACCGCCAGCATGGCCGCCGCCAGCGGCGCCAGCGCCGACGGCGTGGTGTCCGTGGCTGCCGCCACGCCCACCGTCACGCGCCCGGCCACCAACGTGGCCAAGATTTGCAGCGTCACCGTCACGTCCAGCGCCGCCATTGCGGTCGTGGCCGGAACCGACGGCGCCGACACCACCTTCGTGGAGACCCGTGGCGCCGCCGGCGGCCCGCCCTTCATCCCCGTGGGCAGCATCGAGATTGGCCAGGTCCGCATGACCACCAGCGCCGCCGCCGCCGTGGCCGCTGCCGAGATCTACCAGGTCGTCGGCACCCACGTCGAATCCAGCAGCTACCCGGTGTATTCGGTGGACTACGGCCTGGGCGAGATCACCTTTGCCGACGCGCTCCCGCTGATCCACACCGGCAGCGTGGCCAAGAAGGTCTACATCAAGGGCAGCACGCCGCTGTTCGCGCCCATCCCGCAGACCGCCGACTGGGTGCCTGCTGAGTCCACCTACAGCATCAACAGCACCGACACCTACGACGGCCCGGTCGGCTCTGCCAGCAGCTCGCTGGGGCAGGCCAGCTTCACCGCGCAGCTGCGCGACGGCATCACCGACGCCTTCATTGCCAAGAAGGGCCAGAACCTCTGGATCGAGTTCCGCCCGGACCGCGACAAGACCGTGCCCAAGCAGTTGACGCAGGGCATCCTGGGCGTCAGCCGCAGCAACCCGGCCAGCGGCAACCCCACGGCCGCCTGCACCGTCACGCCGTCCGCCGCGTCGCTCGACGTCGCCGCCTGATTGCACGGGCCTGCCGCATGAACCTCGACAAGTTCGCCAGCCAGCAGACCCGGCCCCGCACGCGCGACGTGCCGGTGCCCGAGCTGGCCGACTGGGGCCTGTTCGACGAAGGCGAGCCGGCGGTGTGGACCGTGCGCAGCTTGACGGCGCTGGAGTTCTACCGCTGCGCCGAGGCCCAGAACGAAGCCGTGCGCCGTTTGCACGAGGCCCTGTCCAAGGCCTTGAGCGGCGGCGAAGGCAGCGTGGACGCCCTGCGCGCCGTGGCCGAGCAGACCCCGGGCGAATTCAGCAAGAAGCTGGAGATGGTGGCCATGGCCAGCGTGTCGCCGGCCATTGGCACGGAGCACCGCGAGGTGGTGGTGCGCCTGTCCGAAACCCACCCGGCCACGTTTTTCAGGCTGGTCAACGAGGTCGAACAGCTTTTCGTGCAAGGGGGTGAACTGGGAAAGCCCAGGCCCTCTGGGCAGACGGACGGGTAAGGCTGGCGCTCGCGCTGGCCGAGCGGGGAAACAAGATGCTCTACGAGCTGCGCCCCGACATCTTCCCCGAGGGCCACCTGACCCCGCTCGAAGAACACCTCTGGGGCCTGTTCTACGCCGAGCGCGCCGAAGCGCACAAGCGCGCCAACCGCTGAAACACACACAAAGGCCTGACCCGTGGCAGACGCATCCAAGACCATCGACCTCATTTTCAATGGGGTTGACAAGACGCAGGCGGCCACGCAGGCCGCGCTGCGCAACCTGGAATCGTTCGCCGGTGGCGTGCAGACCGCCACCCAGCCCATCGCCGACTTCACCACCAGCGCGGTGAAGCTGGAAGCCGGCCTGCTGGCCGCAGGCACCGCCATCCTGGCCTTCAGCGTCAAGGCCGCTGGAGACTTTGACACCAACTTTCGCCAGATCACCACCATCATCACGGCGTCGGATGAAGACCTGGCCAAGTTTCGCGACGCCATCCTGCAATACGCCAGCACCAGCACCAAGCCGCTGGCAGAGATCACATCGGCCCTTAGCGCCGCCATCGGATCTGGTGTGGACTGGAGCAAGTCGCTCGACCTCATCGCCACCGCCGAGCGACTGGCCGTGGCCACCCGGGCGGATCTGGACAGCACCACCAAGGTATTGGTCAGCACGCTGAACAGCTACGGCATGCAGATCGGCGACGCCGGCAAGCTGAGCGACCTGTTCTTCAAGATCATCGACGACGGCGACATCAGCATGAACGACCTGGCGGCCAGCTTCGCCAAGGTGGCGCCGGTGGCCAAGATCGCCGGCGTGTCGCTGGAGGAAATTGGCGCCGCCATTGCGGTTCTCACCGCCAGCGGCATCAAGCCGGCCGAGTCCATTGAATACCTGCGCGGCGCCATCAGCAACATCCTCAGCCCGAGCAAGGACGCAAAGGAGCTGGCCGAAAGCCTGGGCATCACCTGGGGCGCGGCCGGCCTCAAGGCCGACGGCCTGGCCGGGTTGCTGCAAAAGGTATCGGCCGCCACCGGCGGCAGCGCCGAGCAGATGAAAGTGCTTTTTGGCGACATTGGCGCCTTCACCGCCGCCGCCACCCTGGCCGGACCGCAGGCCGAGAAGTTTGCCGAAACCGTCAAGGCCATGGGCAACGTCACCGGCGCCACCGATGCCGCCTTTGCCAAGATGGCCGACAGCCTGACGGTCTCCACCGCCAAGATCGCCGGCGCCTTCGGCGTGCTCACGGTGCAGATCGGCACGCCGCTGCTCGACGAGTTCGGCAGCGTGGCCGCTGCCATTGCCAACATCTTCCAGGCACTGGGCGCCAGCGTGAAAGACGGCGCGCTGAAAGAGATCGTCGATTTCATCGAATCCCTGATGGCTGACCTGGCCGCCACCATGCAGACCGTCGCCAAAAACCTGCCCGCCGCGCTGGAGAAGGCGGACCTGAGCGGGTTCACCAAGGGCATCCAGTCGGTGATCGACGCCTTTGGCCTGCTGTTCAAGAACATCGACCTCACCACGGTGGACGGACTGACCCACGCCATCGAGTTGTCCGGCGCCGCCTTCTTGGGCCTGAGCAACTTCACCGCGGGCGTGATCGAATCGTTCAAGCCGCTGTTCGACTGGCTGGTCAAGATCGGCAGCCAGGTCGACACCACCAACCCCGAGCTGTTCAAGATGGCCGGAGAGATCGGCGGCGCCGTCACGCAGATCAACGCGCTGGCCGGCGGCCTGGCCACCCTGATGCCCGCGCTGACCGCGCTGGTGGACATCCTGCTGGTCAAACAGGGTATCGGGCTGGTGCAGGCGTTTGTGGCCTTCGGCGCCGCGATGCCAGGCGTCGCGCTCGGTCTGCAGGCCGCTGGCGTGGCCTTCGCGTCGTATTGGGCCAGCGACAAAATCGTACAGTTGGTCGACGCGCTGGCCAAATGGAAAACCGCCAACGACAAACTCAACGAGTCGCAGAAAACCACCGTCGAGGTGCAGGCCAAGTCCATCCCCACGCTGGAGAAGTTCGCGCAGACCACCGGCATTGCCGCCAAGTCCATCGACGAGGCGATGAAGCTGGTGGACACCGGGCAGGTGGTCTGGAGCGACGCGATCAACGGCTGGGTCAAGGCCGGCGACGCGCTGGCCGGCGTGAACACCGTCGCTGACCAGTCGGGTGACGCCTTTGCCGCGTCCAATAAGGCCATGATCGACGCGGCCAACGCCGCCGACAAGGCCGCCGCGGGCACCGGCAAGCTGGCCGAGGCGCAGGCCGGCACGCTGACCTATGCGTACAAGGCCGTGCCGGTGTTCGACGCCATCACCGGCGCCATCACAGGCTATGAGCAGCAGCTGGTCAAGTCGGCCGACGGCACCATCAAGCTCGGCGGCGCCACCGACAAGACCGCCG